ACCTCTACATCTGATCACGAGGGCGCGTACCTCGTGCTTCAGAACGATGGCAATCTTGTCATCTACGATCTTGTTGGCCTTCAGAACTACGCGGTGTTCACGGTCAAACCGGATTGGGGGCAGCCGATCTCGGAAACGCTGGAATGGTTTACCAGCGTCACCGAGAGCCCGAATGCGGTTGAACAGCGGATGGGACTTCGGGTAAGCCCGCGTCAAAGTTTCGAGATAGGGTACGTCCTGTTCGGTCCTAAGCGGACCTACTTCGATACGTTGACGACGGCCGGCTCGGGGAGTCCTCTCTATCTGCCGCTATGGCACGACTGCGGTTTCCTCGATACCGACGTATCGGCCGGCGCGTCCGCCCTGAACATCGATACCCGATGGACTGAGCTTCAGAACTGCCGGTTCCTCGTGCTGATGAAGGATGAGTTCAACTATGAACTCGCCGAGATCAGCAGCTTTACCGACTCCACGATCACGCTTAGCGGTCCTCTCGTGAAGTCATGGCCGCTCCGGACAACGAGGGTCTATCCGGTAAAGCAAGTCTACGTTCAACAGCAACCGAGTGGAGATCGTTTCGCGGATAAGGCTGCCCGGTTCCGTATGCGTTTCGTATCGATGGAGCCGAACAAGTCGAACGCGGTGTCTCCGCTCGGCATGTTCTTCGGGAACTACGTCCTTGAGACAGAGCCAAACGAGGACAATTCCCTCCGGTACAGCTACGACCGGAAGATGTACATCATCGATGAGAAAACCAGCATCCCTATGTTGTCGGACGTAGCACCGTTCATTTTGCAGACTCACAACTGGTTCGCGCATGGCCGGCAGCGGGCTTCACAGTTGCGTGGCCTTTTGTACGCGCTGATGGGACGCCGCGTGCCGATATGGGTTCCGACGTTCTACTCGGATTTCGAATTGATCGGTGATACTGCGGCCGATGAAACTGAGTTGAGCGTGAAACGTTGTGGATATGCGGATGTCGGCGGACCTTTCAAGAACCGAGAATATATCCTCATCCACATGCGGGATGGAACTCGGTTGTACCGGAAGATCGTAGACGCCGCTGTTGTCGGGGTTGAAGGAGACTCCGAGCGGCTTACGATTGACAGCGCACCGACTCACGATCTCACTCCGGACAACGTTCTTCGTATCAGCTTCTTATCGTTCAGCCGGCTCGATCAGGACACAATCGAGCTAACGCACCACACAAGTTCGAAGGGGATGACGACCAGCAACTTAGTTTTTAGAACCGATCCGGGTATCGAAGGCGTGGCGAGCGAGACGATATTTGAGCTTCCGCCGTTTCCGCCAGGAGACGATGATCATCCGATCATCGATCCGTTCCTCATACCTGATCAAATGCTGTGGGGTTACAATCCGTTTGGCGCGAGAGGCGTTGCCGAGCCGCCTACTCCTGATAATCCGGCGTACAACACTGTAGCTTGGCAGATGTTTCGAGATGAAGAAGATGTCGGGTTCCCCGCCGATCTTATAGTCATAGATGTCGGAAACCATCTGTTTGAGCTACCGCTGTTCGGATCGTTCCGGGTTTCGTTGTCATGCTTTTTCGAGTTCGATTTCGGCATACCGAATAAAGTATTTTTCAGGATCGTGTTCAACAACACGACCTTGGACCCTATCGAGACGAGCGTGACGATAGACGATATCGCTGATGCCGATATCTTTCACGTCGCAGGAGACGTGTACAGATTGGTTTCGTCGCTGAACTTGCCTTCCACGGGAAGACAGAGCATCGCTGCCGTCGTTGTTGATCCCGATCTCCCTGTTACCATTGAAGCGCAGTTCAGAACGGAAGGATGGGTAGCCGATACCGGCGGTCCTATTCTCGGTATGAACATTTTCGCTTGCGCCAATCCGGAGTCCGCTCCCGTTCCATACTCTGAAGGGGATGCGTTCATGACAATCGAGTGGTGGAGTCACTAATGGCGACATCAGCCTACGAACAACATGCCTTCTCCGGTCGGCCGATCCTGTTGTACGAGTTTTTTCGTACCTCAAACGGCACGACATTCTATTGGCGGTACAACAACTCAGATCGCGACATATTCTACAACGGCGCGAAATGGACTAAGACGAACATCTCCGATGACGGAGTTCGTTTGAGTTCGGAAGCCGCTAGTGCTGATCTCGTTGTTACGATGCCGATCACCGAGCCGTTCTGCGACCAGTTCAGGCTCTCGGGTACAACGCCTTCAGATACCGTGTGGCTGCGTGTGCGCCGGGTTCACGTTGGCGACATCGATGATATCGACGGGGATGCCCCTACCGTCCTTACCGATGCTCTCCTGATATGGCAGGGAACCGTCAACGGTATCAATCAGACGGACAACCTTACGGCCAAGGTCCGTTGCTCTATGGTGTCTGCCTCGCTGCGTCGTAGCGGCTTGAGGTATGGCTATCAAAAGAATTGCCCTCATATCCTGTACATGCTCAACACATGCCGGATGAACAAGGCTGACTTCCTCATACCAGCCACGGTGACGGCAATCGACCGGCTGACGATCTCGGCAGACGAGTTCGGCGCACAGGACGATGGATGGTTCGATGGCGGGTTCATTGAATACATTCTTCCTTCCGGCATGATGGAACGTCGTATGATTGTTACTCATGTCGGGAACGATATCACCATTACCGGATTGCCTGTAGGTATGGCTGTAGGAGACGTGATTTCTTCTTACCCCGGATGCAATAGAACAATCGATGTCTGTGTAGCGAAATTCAACAACCTTGCAAATTACGGCGGTTTCCCTCATAGTCCCGGTAGGAATCCCTTCGACGGAAACCCGGTGTTCTGATGACTGTTCTCATTACTCAAGGTCAAACCTGGGAAGCCTTTGCAGAAGCTTTCCGAAACTTGGACTACGCGGTTCAACGAAACGCGGTTCAACGTGTCTTCATGCACAAGAGCCAGATGATCGCCCTCGATCCTATGAGGGAAGAAGTCATGGCGGAAGTCATGACGTGGAATGTCGGCCCGCTTCGGTACGCCGGCCCGACGAAGAAGCCGCGACATCACGATCATCTTTTGCAGCGGCATATCCGTTCTCATCAACCGAAGAGTCGGCGTCCGTAGATGCAATTTCTTTTCGCACTTGGTCTACTGATCGTCAGCTATACGATCACGGCTCTTACAGCGAAGAAGCCGACAGTCACTACGCCTGCGCCGGCTACGCTGAACGATTTCAACTTCCCGCAGCACGAGGAGGGTACACCGCAGACAGTTGTATTCGGAGACGTTTGGATAGACGATCCGTTTATCCTGTACTACGGCAACCTGAGCAATCAGGCGATTCGTACCTCTTCAGGCGGCGGGAAGAAGTGAGCGACGAACTACTAATTCACGTCCGACACCTACGCGCGGCCGGTATGTGCAACCGAGAGCCGCGCCTTTGGTTTAAGCGCCACGGCTTGAGTTGGACTGAGTTCGTTACGACAGGCATTCCCGCTTCTCGGATACTAGCGACATCCGATTCCCTGGCTTACCCCGTGGTTGAGATCGCACGGAAGGAAGCTGCCAATGTCAACAGGTAAAGGCGGCTCGACTTCCCAAGTCACCGGCTATCGGTACTTCATGTCTCTGCAACAGGGTCTATGCCGTGGTCCGGTCAACGTGCTGTATGAAGTTCGAGTCGGCGATCTTTTAGCGTGGTCGGAAACGTTGTCGGCTTCCGATTTCTTCGAGATCAATCAACCGAACCTGTTCGGCGGCGATCAGAAGGAAGGCGGTATCGACGGCACCGCGAAGCTGTTCATGGGGGAGTCGACTCAGACCATCGATACCATCATCACCGACAATATCGAAGGCGGCTTTCCTGTACCGGGCTGGCGAGGCGTTACGTCCGTCTTTTATTACGGCCTGATCTCTTCGAACAATCCGTACCCGAAGCCCTGGACCTTCAAGGTAGGCCGCACGACTGCCGGATGGGATACAGACGTATGGGAATCGGGGCTCGCGTTGATCCCCATGACTTCCTCGCCGTTGACGTTGATAACTTTCAATACGCAGCAGCATTCCGGTGATTCGATTTTCATCGGAGAGGTTGAGGTTGACTTTTTTACGATTGTCTCAGGTCCTCCATTTACCAACGTTCAGATTGGTGCGGATGCAGAAGCCACGGCTGCGGCGTTCGGCGCAATGTGCAACGCGCAATCGTCCTCTCTGTATGATGTCAACGCCACGGTCAACGGGCTGACTGTCACGCTGCTGTTCCCTGCCTCCGTAGATGTTCACTATGGACATGGAGCTTTTACGAGCATCAGCAGTGAGGGCGGCGGCATCAGCGCCATGAACCCTGCCCATATCCTATACGAATGCCTCACGAATACGATATGGGGCAGAGGGCTTCCAACTGAGTTTATCGACACGGCTACGTTTCAGTTCGCCGCACAGTCTCTCTACAACGAGGGCTTCGGCCTTTGCATGAAATGGAACCGTGAAGGGAACATCGATTCTTTCGTCAAGCAGGTGGTTGATCATATCGGTGCCGCGCTGTTCATTGACCGGCAGAGCGGGAAGATCAAGCTGAACCTCATCCGTGACAACTACGATCATGATTTGCTGGTAGCCTTCACGTTTGAGAACGGTTTGCTCGACGTGATTGAAGACGAGGTTACGTCAAGCGATACCTCGTTTAACGAGATCATCGTGAAGTACACCGATCCTGTGAGCGGTAAGACCGGATCGCTTCGTGTTCAGAACCTCGCATCGTTTCAGGCTCTCGGTTCGATCATCAGCGTGACGGCGGAATACCCTGGACTGCCGACTGCCACGCTCGCCGCTCGCGTCGGGCAACGCGATCTTCAGATGAATGCGAGCGACATCCGGAAGTACAAGCTGAAGTTTGACCGGGTAGCTTGGTACATCAATCCGGGTGACGTGTTCAAGATCAACGTTCCGGAACGTGGTATAGAGAACCTGATCGTGCGGGCTGGCGAAATACAGGACGGCCCGATTGACGATGAGACGATTACGATTGTCGCCATTCAGGACGTGTTCTCCCTGCCAGATGCTTCATTCGTTACGCCGCAGCCGTCGTATTGGGTTCCGCCTGATCGTACAGCGCGCGTCATCGATAGCCGGCTCGTTGACGAGATGACGTACTACGATCTCTCCGAGTCCATACCGCCCGGCGAACTCGGCGTGATCACAGAAGACACCGGGCTTACGAAGATATTCGCCGAGCCGCCATCCGGGTACTCGACGGATTACGTCGTAGCCAGTAAGACATCCCTTGAGACGGACTATGTTGAGCGGACCATCGCAGGGTTCGACGCCGGGGCTGAGCTAACCACAAGTATTCCGCTGCACTCCACTGCGTTGAACTTCGGGAGTGTGACTAACTCGTTTCTGATCACTGCGACCGGGATACCGATCCTCCTTGTGAGCGCAGACGATCCGACACAGCAGGAGTATTGCGAGCTAGACGCCATCGATATAGAAACCGGGACAGCAACTCTCAAA